CACTGCTTATCCTGGCGGCGTTACGCAAGATGACGGGATGGACCTCCCGCAGAATTGCGTACGTACCGATCTCGCGAACACGCCATCGCCCGGCTCAATCCTATCTATCGCGGCTGGCGATGCCACCGGCTTCCAGGCCGCACTGAACACCGCCAACTGTGGTGACACGATTGTTTTACAGGCGGGCTCAACCTACACAGGGTCATTCACCCTACCCTCGAAGACATGTGACGCCGCACACTGGATTACGATTCGCACGAGTGCGATTGCGTCCCTGCCCGCAGAAGGCAACCGCGTCACGCCGTGCTACGCAAACACCCAGTTAACCAATCGCCCTGCATTCCCGGCAGGTCCTGGCAACTGCCCGAGCCTCATCAACGCCATGGCGAAGATCGTAGGTAACGGGACATTCGATGAGACCCTACGCTTCGCGCCACGAGTCCACTTCTACCGGCTAATCGGCCTGGAGATCGTAGCTCGCACAGTCGCGCGTACCGCGCAAGTCCAGAACATCATCAATATCCAGTCTTCGATCGGCAGCGACCATCTCATCTTCGATCGTGTCTGGATTCACGGGAATCCCGATCAATCTGTGGTGCGAGCCGCCTTCATGCAGGATGGCTCGAGCTACATCGCTCTGATCGACTCCTCGGTCACGGACATCCACTGCTTGAACGGCGTTTGCACCGATACCCAAATCTTTCAAGGTGGCCTTGGCAACTCCACGAAGCAGGCCTTCAAGGGCGTCAACAACTACGTCGAGTCCGCGGGTACCAACTCCATGTCATTCGGTGGTGGTGGCGCAACCGTCATGGCGACCGACTGGGAGTGGCGGCGTAACTATCAGTACAAGCCTTGGAGCTGGAACCCCGCTTGCACCGCGCCAACTCCTCCGGTTGCTTGCGCTCTCCCCGACGGCACCCCGGTCGTCTATGACGGGCTCGGACCCTACTCGACCAAGAACATGCTTGAGGTGAAGGATGTCATCCGTGGCTTGATCGAAGGCAACGTGATGGAGAACAACTGGATGCATGCCGATCAAAATGCGGCAGCGATCCTGTTCACCCCGAAAAACCAAAGCGGAAATCAATGCCCTGGCTGCATCGAGCGCCACTTAGTTGTTCGCTACAACCACGTCATCAGTTCTGGGGGCTTCCTCCAGGTAGTCAATACGAGCGCAGATGATGGAGGGCTAGCTACCGAAGGTAGCCACTACTCAATCCATGACAACGTTGCTGAAAATTTGAATTTCCTGGGTGTGGTGAATACCGGGTTCTCGTTTAGCACCTATGGAATCCAGACCTGGAGTAACACCGGCATCGCGTGCGGCAATGGTTTCGTAATGCACGATGTGCACATCGCTCACAACACTCTGATGATTGCGTCCGGGCGAAACTACAATGCCATGCACCAATTGGATGGCCCTACCGGAGCATGCCAAGCCGGGATGATCTTCCGAGATAACCTTGCGTTCTACGGAGCCCAAGGCGTCAACCAAGTTTCGAACACGGCTTGCGCCGGTCCAACGAGCACCCAGTTCGCAACGAAGTACACCAATTGCTGGACCGCGCCGTTCACGATGACGCGGAATTTGATCATCAACGGTGTCGGCACCTGGCCCTCTGGCAACTTCCTCTTCACCCTCGCAAATGCGGGAATCGCCAACTACAACAGTGGCAGCCACGGAGACTATCGCCTCTGCACAGGGGCAGGCGTCCCCGTAGCCAGTTGTACCGGAGCTAGCCCGGGTCACAACCAAGCCACCGACGGCAAAGACATCGGAGCGGACATTCCCACGATGCTCCAGAAGACCGCTGGCGTGTCCCCCTACAACTAATCGTTCTACCCAAAACCCCTTTGCCTTCCCGAGTTCCTCTATGGCAGATCTAACCCAAGATTCACAGACTGCGGCTACGCCAGTAACAGCAGATCAGCAAGCGCAGCAAGAACTGATTAACTGGAAGTACGCACAGCTTCGCCGGATGCACTTGTACCGGTTGCCGCTTGATAGTCGGCGTTCATACCTATACAAGCAATATTTATCCATCCGCGATCAGCAGACCTTCCCGGACAAGATCACGAAACGCGCGAACACGTTTGTTCCTTACCCTCAAGCGAACGTGGAGACCGTAGTGAGCCGGGTGGATGATGCGTTCTTTTCGAATGATCCGTTCTTTGATACCCGCCCACGCGGGGAGCATAGTGTAGACGCCTCAGACAAACTCCAGTTGGTGCTTGAGTACAAGCTGAAGCAGGGGAAGTTCAAGCAAGCCTTAGAGAGTTTCACAAGAACGTGTGCCATCTATGGCACCGCGGGATTGAAGGTTGACTGGGATTGGGACTATGACATGATTGTCGGGGTCGATCCCATCTTTGCGCAGGTCCCGGTTACCCAGCCTGGCCCGGATGGACAGCCTCAACTTGTCCCGGGTCCGGATGGCAAACCGCAAATGCAGAACGCCATTGACCCGAACACGAATCAGCCGATTGTCACAGGCCAGAAGAAAGTCTCCCGGCCAGTGCCCCGGATGTGCCCGAAGTTCATCCCTATCGACATCTACGATTTGCTCATTGATCCCGATGGCGGATGCACCGCGCACATGGTGGAACGCACCTGGGGACAGCTCCAGCGTGAGTTCCAGAACGCGGAGATGCTTAAGGCACAAGATCCGAATCGCGAGTCAATCTACTACCCCGAGGCGATGGAGGCTCTAAAGAACTCCCTTGCCGGACAAGAACATGCGGACGAGATCATCATCCGTATGGGGGAGATCTGGGATGACGCTACTCAAACCTGCTCGCTCATCACCTTCGCGGACGATCGCGATGTCCTCGGTTATAAAGATCTCCGATCCAGCCTTCGTAGCCAGAGCATAACTTCCTACAAGCGGAAGATGTACGGTGGCAAGCCGATCGTGCTATGGCACGGCCCGAGTCAGTTCCTTCATAAGCGGAACCCGGTGCTCTACACCAGCTACATCAAGCTACCCAATGAAGTGTATGGACTCGGGATCGTAGAGGCCACCATGGACATGAGCGACTCGCTCAACACCATGGTCAACATGGTCACGGACAATTGGAACCTCGGGATCAACCGCCGTTACGCCTATGACGTGAATGCCGAGATTGACCATGAGGCGCTCAATCAGTTTAACACCCCTGGCGGAAGAGTGGCAGTAAGCGGTGATCCGAACAAAGTTATCGCACCCTTGCCCTTTATGACTCCGACTGCCGGGGACTACTCGATCATCGAGCTGTACCGGAACATGATCGAGCTAGGTTCGGGTGTGAGTGATTTCTACGCCCGCGGCGTAGGGAGTGCGGGCGGTAACCGTACTTCCACCGGCATCGCGCAAGTCATCGGGGAATCGAACTACCGGTTCAAGATGTTCATTCGGAATCTGGAACTAGATGTGGTTCAACCGCTTCTTCAGATGTGCGCCTCGATGATCCAGCAATTTTGCACCGATGATATCGAGTACATGATTACAAATGCTGCACCCGGCGTCCCCAAGTGGGGCACCGTGCGGCCTGAAGAGATCATGGGCGTATTTGATTTTGATGTGGTAGCCGCGAACTACGCGACCAACAAGGTCATCAAGCAACGCCAGATGATGGCGCTCGCTCAGGTAATCGGGCAGAGCGGATATCTCCTCGAGCGTCCAGCGCTGCTCGAACTCGCAAAGTGTTTCGAGGTTCCGCAAGCCCAAAAGTTCATCAAGACGGATCAGCAAGTCCAGCAGGAACAGCAAGCCCAATACCAGCAGCAGATCCAACTCCGCAATGACGAATGGCGGCATGAGATCCAAATGTTGATCCTCCAAGCCATGCTCAACACTGAGATGAAAGCGCGAGTGGCCCAATCCACTCCGCAATCTGTCGGTGGTCCCGGGCAAGGTGTCGGAGGCGGGCGTCCACGGAGGCTAATGGCCCCTGAGGGCAAAGTCCCTGGTGCTGGCTTAAGTTCGGCAATCAAGAGTTTCGCGCAGTCGATGGGGGCCGAGGGTCTCGGACTAGAGGGCCTTGGCGAATAACAAAGGGGGATGGGTAGAGGATGGGTGTACTAGATAGATTTAGACCGGCTCCAATCGAGAAGACGGTATTCACAGAGAAGATCAAGATCGTAGAGGTCGAGAAGCCGCGGAACCTAGCGCAGCTCGATCAAGAAGGCAAGAAATCTGTTCGGACCTTATCCGGACATCCTGGCTTCCTGTACCTACTGGAGAAGTTGAAAATCCAGCGGGCGCTACTAGAGGCCAAGCTGAAGAACGACCATCATGCGGATCTCCGCGAGGTTGAACTCCTTCAGAGCGGAATTTTCTGGTCACGGTGGCTTGAGGACCAACTCCACAAAGATGTGTACGAGGCCATTCCACATCGAGCCCCGGTTGACCCAACACCCGATGAGCTGACGTTCTTGAAACAGGTACAGAACGATATCCAGTTAATCGGCGCTGAATAAGTTCGGTCTCACAAGGACCTATCTCACTGCTTCCCACAAGGAAACAACATGCCTGACCCTGTAACAAATCCCGCAGCACCAGTGCCCGTAGTGTTCCCGACTCCACCTCCCCAGCCCGCTAATACCGCGGACTGGATGAGTGAAATTCCGGGAGGAGATATCCCCTGGGACGATCTGTTCGCTGATCCCGGACAGCCGACCCCGGCAACTCCCCCTGTCGCTGCACAACCGCCCGCGACTCCGGCAACGCCACAAGCGCCACCGGCAACGGCAGCCCCAGCTACTCCGGTAACTCCTCCGACAACGGATGATTTCCTGAAGGCCGGGAAGACCGTTTACAAGTCTCGCGAAGAGGCGGAACGAGGCCTAGCCTACAAAGACGAAGTAATTGAGCGTCTTCGCAACGTCGAAATTCAACGCACCGGGATTGATCCCCTAACCGGCAAGCCCGTACCCCCGACCCCACAAGGCCCGGTTCGGTACACCCAGAACCCGAAACAGTACATGGACGACATCGTTTCGGCGGTAAGTAAACAAAGCCCTGATGACTATCTCAAAGTTCAGCAGAAGCTAGTTTACGACACGCTCGAACCGGTAGCTCCCATCATCCTTTCCTTCGCGAAAAACCAAGCCGTAGAGTCAGCTTCACACGAGCTGAACGCGGAATTGGTAGCTCGCTCAGGCGATCCAACCAAGGCCACTTCCGTGGACATGGGCGGCTTCCTGAAAAGTAAAGAGTATGAGAGAGCCCTGGAACTGGTCCCGGATCTGAAAGCGGCGATTGCTTACGGTGAAGGCGATCTGAATTTTTCCCCGCGCCTACCGCAGCTCTATAAGACTGCGTTTTATATCGCGCAGGGCTTGAAGACGCAGGAGTTAGTTCAACAGGTGGTAACACCTGTGGCAGCTCCACAAAATCCGATACCCGCGAGACCAACAACCGCCCCGGCGTCTGCGCCACTCCCCGCACCTTCGACAGCCCCGTCACTTGAAAACTCGGCTGGACGACAAGCTATTAAGGCTGCGATGGAAGCGAGAGGCGTAGACAAAATGATCTGGTAACTCGTGGGCTAGGTAAATTCCTACGAGGAAAATAATATGTCTGATGTAGTCACAGTATCAACAGGCACCACAGGGAACGCAGGTAACGTTGTTGCTGATTTGCAAACGTACTTTGCCGCGAATCTCTTGGAAGTAGCAGAGTTCCGCTGCGTGCTCAACCAGCATGGTGAGAAGGTTCCAATTCCTTCCAACTCCAGCTTAACCGTCCACTTTGTCCGCGAAGAGAAGTTCTCTTCGGCTGTTCCCGCGCAGTTGACCGAAGGGTCTGCGCCGAACGCAATGGGCATCACCATGAACCAGTTCGAAGCCACCGCAGAGCAGTATGGTGCGTTGGTCAAGATCACCGATCTTGCCGAACTGACCGCGAAACACCCGGTTGTCCAGAAGACGATCTACCTGCTTGGCTTGCATGCCGCGGAAATCTACGATCAGTTGATTTTCGGGGTGCTGAATGCGGGCACGAGCGTGTATCGTCCGAATGCTCGCGCAGCGGATTCGAACCTGATCGGTTCGGATCACTTGGCCTACGTGGATCTCATCTCTGTCCTAGCGAAGTTGCAGGACAACGGCGCTCGTCCCCTGGACGGCGGAGCTGAGATGCGCGAGGGTGCGTTGTACAGCTGTATCGTGGCACCCCAGGTCCACGCTGCGTTGCTGAAGGACCCCGACTTCAAAGCGGCTGCACAGTTCCAGGCTCCGTCCCGGATCTGGAACGGCCAGGCTGAAGTGCTCGGTGGATTCCGCATCGTTGTGTCCAACAGCCCGTCCTTCGCGGCTGCAACCACGACCGCCTCTGGCTCCTCGAACAAGGTCTACTCCTCGTTCTTCTTGGGCCAGGCTGCATTCCAGGTCTCTGACCTTCAGAACCTGCGGGTGTACGTCACCGCTCCTGGTGGACAGGCCGACCCGTTGTACCAGAAGCGCCAGATCGGTTGGAAGTTTGCGTTCAAGTCTTTAATAACAAATCAGAACTGGATCTTCGTTGGTCGCTCGAGTGGCCTGAATTCCGTAACCAACTAAGTCCTTTATTTTCTTGAAGTTACCGATATCGGCAACTCTGGGGAAATAAAGCACGCAAAGGGGATCTGGGTAGAAGCAACCACTTCTACCCAACCCCCTTTACCAAACCCAATGATCGATTGTTTTATCTCCACCTTAGACAACACGCCTAACCGGAAGGCTTGGACACGCGATGTGTTGACAGCGTTGTCGAAGGAACAGAACCTGCGCATCACCCTTCTCGATGCCGGTTCTGATATCGACCAGCTTGACTGGTTTCGTGAGAAGGGCTTTACGGTCGTACCACACCCACGTGAGGGGAGCCTGTTCCGCAGGTTCCTCCTCGCGGAGGTGCTGGCGCAAAGCGAGTTCTACTTATTCGGTGATAACGATTGTGTCCCAGCCTCGGAGAACTGGCTGGCCGCGGGACTCGAGGTGGCGGCGAAGCACCCTGGATTCGGGTACATCGTCTATCGCCTGGAGCATTGTGATTTCCCCTTCAACCATGAGTTTCGGGATGGGGACCTTCGCAGTATCACAAAGGGCGGCGGCCTCGCCATCGTACGCCGGGCAATACGCTCCTCAGATTTCCGCATTCCAGTAATCCTCAACCCCGCGAACCTCGATGACGCCCAGTACTGCGAGGCGATTCGCAAATCGGGTTCGAGCGTGGGCATGTTCGAGAAGCTCTATGTACGCCAC